TTGAACGCCTCGGCGGCGGCGGGGCGCCTAAGCCAGGATCTCGCAAACCTCGATACTGAGACGCTCGCCTTTGTCCTCGCCGATTGGCAGGTCTGGGCGCGTGACGATCAGCTTCCGCCGCAAACGACGGCGCACGGCGGCGACTGGCGCGTTTGGCTGATCCTAGGCGGTCGCGGTGCGGGCAAGACGCGGGCCGGTGCCGAATGGGTGCGCGCCAAGGCGCTCGGCATTCCCGCACTCGGCGTCGAGCCGGCACGGCGCATCGCACTCGTCGGCGAGACGCTGTCGGATGTGCGCCGCGTCATGATCGAAGGCGTCTCGGGCCTGCTCGCGATCCACCGCGACGACGAGCGGCCGGATTTCGAAAGCTCGAAATCGCAGCTCGTCTGGCCGAACGGTGCCGTCGCGCAGATGTTCTCAGCCGAGGATCCGGACAGCCTGCGCGGGCCCCAGTTCGATGCCGCCTGGTGCGACGAGCTCGCCAAGTGGCGCCGCCCGGAGGAGACCTGGGACATGCTGCAGTTCGGCATGCGGCTCGGTACGTCGCCCGCGATCGCGGTCACGACGACGCCGCGCCCGCTGCCGCTATTGAAGACCATCATGAACGATCCGGCCACCGTCATCACGCGCGCCGCGACGTCGGCCAACGCCGCGCATCTCGCGCCGACCTTCATAGCGGAGATGGAACGGCGTTACGCCGGCACGGCGCTGGGCCGCCAGGAGCTGCTCGGCGAGATTGTCGACGAGCGGTCCGGCAGCCTGTGGCGCCGCGACTGGATCGAGAGCAACCGCGTTGGGCAGTGCCCGGAGCTGACCAGCATCGTTGTCGCCGTCGATCCGCCGGTGACGGCGACCGCGCGCTCGGATGCGTGCGGGATCATCGTCGCGGGGCTCGGCGCCGACGGGCGCGCCTACATCGCGGCCGACCGCTCGCTGCAGGGCCGCGAGCCGCAGGTGTGGGCGCGCGCTGCGGTGCGCGCCTATCAGGAGTTTCTTGCCGACCGTGTCGTCGCCGAGGTGAACCAGGGCGGCGATCTCGTGACCGCCGTGCTGCGTCAGATCGACGAGACGGTGCCGGTGCGCGCCGTGCGCGCGACGCGCGGCAAGTGGTTGCGTGCGGAGCCGGTGGCCGCGCTCTACGCCGAGGGCCGCGTTGCGCACGCAGGCCGGTTCGAAACGCTCGAACAGCAGATGCTGACCTTCGGCGCAGACGGCCTTTCGCATGGCCGCAGCCCGGATCGCGTCGATGCGCTGGTGTGGGCGCTGACCGATTTGATGATCGACCGCGCCGCCGCTCCCGCGATCCGCCAGCTTTGATGGAGACTGTCTCCGCACCACGGCCCCTTCCCCCTCGTGGGGAGGGTTAGGGGTGGGGGGAACCACGACAGCAGCCGGTCTGGAATCCCTCCTCCTAGCCTCCACCACAAAGGGGGAGGGGAGGACGGCTCGATCGCGTCGAACGAACAAGGACCTTGCATGCCGCGCATCCTGGAGACGCTGGCGGGCCTCTGGCCGCGCAAGCAATGGCCCACTGTCGCCACATCCGCGCACGCGGACGACGTGAAGGCCAGCGCCACCGGTCCGCTGATCGTGCTCGAAACGCTGGGCCGACCGGTCTGGACGCCGCGCGACTATGAAGCCTTCGCCCGCGAAGGCTTCATGCAGAACGCCATCGTCTATCGTGCCGTGCGCATGATCGCCGAGGCGGCGGCGTCCGTGCCGCTTCTGCTCTACGAGAACGAGGAGGAGCGCGACGATCACCCATTGCTCGACCTGCTCGCCCGGCCGAGCCTGGACCAGACCGGCACCGATTTTCTGGAAGCCTGGTACGGTTATCTGCTCGTCGCCGGCAACGCCTACATCGAGGCGGTCGCGCTTGAAGGTCGCCTGCGCGAGCTGCACGCGCTGCGCCCAGACCGCATGAAGGTGGTGCCGGGCACCGAGGGTTGGCCCGAAGCGTATGAATACACCTGCGCCGGCCGCACCGTGCGTTTCGAGGGAGAGGCGGTGCAGGGCATACGCCCCATCCTGCACGTGCGCCTGTTTCATCCCGCGAACGATCACTACGGCATGAGCCCCATCGAGGCCGCGGCGCGGGCCATCGACATCCACAACACGGCAGGCCGCTGGAACAAGGCGCTGCTCGACAACTCGGCGCGGCCATCGGGTGCGCTGGTCTACGGCGGCGCCGACGGCCGCATGACGCCGGAGCAGTTCGAGCGGCTGAAGAGCGAGCTGGAGGAGGGCTTCCAAGGCCCGCGCCGCGCCGGACGGCCCTTGCTGCTCGAAGGCGGTCTCGACTGGAAGCCCTTGAGCCTCTCGCCGAAGGACATGGATTTCATCGAGGCGAAGAACGGCGCGGCGCGCGAGATTGCGCTGGCGTTCGGCATCCCGCCCATGCTGCTCGGCATCCCGGGCGACAACACGTACTCCAATTACCAGGAGGCACAGCGCGCGTTCTGGCGTTCGACCGTGCTGCCGCTCGTGACGCGCACGGCGAAGGCGCTATCAGCGTGGCTTGCACCGGCTTGGGAGATCAGCGCAAGCGCAGTGTCTCAAGCCAACGGTGGCCGCTTGGAGCTGAAGCCGGACCTCGATCAGGTCGAGGCGCTGTCGGGCGAGCGCGAGGCCCTGTGGGCACGCATCGAGCGCGCGAGTTTCCTGACCCAGAACGAGAAGCGCCAGGCCGTCGGCTACGCCCCGCTCGATACGGCCGCACCGTCGCCGTCCGCGCCGACACAATAGGCGTCGGGTCACACGCCCGAACAACGAGATCAACGTGGAGCAGCAGCTCATGGCTTTCAGCGCATGGGAACGGACGGGATTTGCGCCGCCGCCAACGCAGATCCTGCCCGTGCCCGAGGTGAAATTCATCTCGCTCGACTTCAAGGAGGCAGAGGGCGACGGTGCGTTCGAGGGCTATGCCAGCCTCTTCAATCGCGAGGACCTGGGTCGCGACATCGTGCTGCCGGGCGCGTTCCGCGAAAGTCTCGACCGGCGCGGCGCGAACGGCATCAAGCTCCTGTTCCAGCACGACGCCCACCAGCCGATCGGCGTCTGGACGACGCTGGAGGAGGACAGCCGCGGGCTCTATGCGCGCGGCCGGCTCATGCGCGAGGTCACCCGCGCACGCGAGTTGATGGCGCTGATGCGGGCGGGCGCGCTCGATGGCTTGTCCATCGGCTTTCGCACCGTGAAGGCGCGCCGCGATCGCGCAACGGGCGTGCGGCGCCTGGAAAAGATCGATCTCTGGGAAATATCCGTCGTGACCTTTCCGCTGCTGCCCGAAGCGCGGATCACGGCGACCAAGACGAAACCGTTCGCGTCGGCGCACCCGACCGAGCGCGAGTTCGAGCGCTGGCTCACGCGGGATGCTGGGCTGACGCGAAGCGAGGCGCGGGCGCTGATGCGCTCGGGCCTCGCCGGCCTCAAGGCCCTGCGGGACGCGGGTGAAGGCCAGAGCGAGGAGCAGCGGCTGGCGGCGCTGATGCGCCGGGCGGCGCGTGGGCTTCTCAAGACCTGACCCACTGCAAAGGACATCGAACGATGACGGACAACACCGACCTTGAGACCCAACGTCTCGAAACGAAGGCCGGCGGCAACGTCGGCGCGGCCTTCGAGGAGTTCATGCGGGCTTTCGAAGCCTACAAGGACACCAACGACGAGCGGCTCGCCGACCTGGAGCGCCGCTCCGCCGCAGACCCGCTGATCGACGACAAGCTCGCGCGTCTCGACCGCGCGCTCGACGAGACGAAGCGCGTCGCGGATCGCCTAGCGATCAAGGCGCAGCGCCCGCAGCTCGGCACGGGCGGCGCGCTTGAAACGGCGGCAGTGGAGGAGCATCGCCGCGCGTTCGAAGACTACGTGCGCAAGGGCGAGACGACCAACCTGTCGCGCCTCGAAGCCAAGGCGCTCGCGGTCTCGACCAACAGCGGCGCCGACGGCGGCTATCTCGTTCCGCCCGAGACCGAGCGCGCCGTGATCTCGGCCTTGAAGGACATCTCGCCGATCCGCGCCATCGCCTCGGTGCGGCAGGTGTCGGGCTCGGTCTACAAGAAGCCGTTTGCCACGACGGGCTTTGCGACCGGCTGGGTTGCCGAGACGGCGACGCGCTCGCAGACCACTACGCCGACGCTGGCCGAGCTCTCGTTCCCGACCATGGAGCTTTATGCCATGCCGGCGGCGACCGCGACGCTGCTCGACGACAGCGCCGTCAACATCGACGAGTGGATCGCCGAAGAGGTGCGCGACACCTTCGCCCAGCAGGAAGGCACGGCCTTCGTCTCGGGTGACGGCTCGAACAAGCCGAAGGGTTTCCTCGATTACACCAAGGTTGCCGACGGCTCGTGGAGCTGGGGCAATATCGGCTTCATCAAGACCGGCGTCGACGGGGCCTTCCCGGCCGCCGGTCCGGATAAGCTGATTGATCTCGTCTACACGCTGAAGGCGGGCTATCGCGCGGGCGGCACGTTCGTCTTCAACCGCGGCACGCAGGCAGCGATCCGCAAGATGAAGGACGAAGACGGGCATTACATCTGGCAGCCGGCCTCCGCGGCGGGCGAGCCGTCGTTGCTGCTCGGTTATCCGGTGGTCGAGTCCGAGGATATGCCGACAATTGCCGTCGACAGCTTCTCGGTGGCCTTTGGTGATTTCCGCCGCGGCTACCTGATCGTGGATCGCGTCGGCATCCGTGTGCTGCGCGATCCCTATTCGTCGAAGCCCTACGTGCTCTTCTACACGACGAAGCGCGTGGGCGGCGGCGTGCAGGACTTCAACGCCATCAAGCTCCTGAAGTTCGAAGAGTAGCAGCAAATAGCTCTTCGGCCCGTAGGGCCGGGGAGCGTCTTGGTGGAGCCAAGCTTCGCTTGGACGCGACCCGGCGCAAGTGCGCCGCCCCAGCGGAGCGCCAGCGCGCCGCAAGGCGTGCGAACGGGCGCGTGAGCGAAACAAGTTCCCGGCGGGTTTCCTCCCTGCCCGCCGGTCGAGAGCGAAGCCGCTGGTTCCCCCGCCGGCGGCTTCGCTCGTTGGACACATCATCACAAGAGATCGACATGGCGCTTACGCTGACCAGCGGGCCCGCCGAGGAGCCGGTAACGGTGGCCGAGGCGAAGGCTCATCTGCGCATCGACGGTGCTGCAGAGGACATCCTGATCGCGAGCCTGATCGTGACCTCGCGGCTCCACGTCGAAGCGGCGCTGGGGTTCGCGTTGATCACGCAGGGCTGGCGGTTGACGCTCGACACATGGCCGGAGGGCGGTGAGGTGCTTTTCCCGCTGCGTCCGATCCGAAGCGTCACGTCCGTGACGATACGCGACGAGAGCGGCTCATCCGTTACGGTTTCAAGCAGCAGCTATCTGCTCGATGGGCAGGCGCTAAGGCCGCGGCTCGTATCGCGTGACGGCACGTGGCCGAAGCCCGGACAGCGCGCGAACGGCATTGAGATCGCATTCGAAGCGGGAATCGGCGACGAGGCCGAGGACATTCCGCAGCCGATCCGCCACGCCATTCTGCTGCTCGTCGCACATTGGTACGAGCACCGTGATCCGCTCGAGATCGGATCGGCCGGGGCCGCGATCCCCGCAGCGGCCTCCGATTTGCTGAAGCCTTACCGCGAGGTGCGGCTGTGAGCGTGTCGATCGGAGAGATGCGTCATCGCCTGGCGCTGCAGCAGCCGCATGCGGAAGCCGACGGCGGTGGCGGCACGACGCGAACATGGGCGCTGGTAGCAGAAGTTTGGGGCGCCATCAGGCCACTCTCGGGCAACGAGGTGGTCGAGGCCGACGGCGTTCATGGCCAGGTGAGCCACGAGATCTGGATCCGCCATCGCACAGGCGTCGTCCCTGAGATGCGCTTCGCACTCGGCGCGCGCGTGTTCGAAATCCGCGCCGTCATCGATGTCAACGAGCAGCGCCGCTTTCTGCGTTGCCTCGCCGAGGAGCGCGTGCCGTGAAAGTGGGCGTGCGAGTCGTTGGAGGAGGTTTTGCGCGTGCCGAGGCGCTCGTGAGCGACATCCGCCACCGGGCGCTCAAACGTCTTCAGGCTCGGATCACCGAGGAGCGAGAAGCCGAGCGCCGCTACGTTTCCGCCGTGCGCTCCCAGACAAACCCAACGGAGAGGTAAGCAATGTCGAGCCCCGCTTGGGAGCTGCAGAAGGCGGTCTACGGCGCGCTGGTCGCCGAGGAAGATCTCGTCGCGTTGCTCGGCGGCGAGCGCATCTACGACGAGGTGCCGCGCAGCGCCGCGTTTCCATACGTGAGCTTCGGCCCGAGCACGGTACGCGACTGGAGCACCAGTACCGAGACGGCGAGCGAGCACCTGTTCACGCTGCGCGCCTGGTCGAAGGCGGGCGGCGAGCGTGAGACGCATGTGCTGCTGGAGGCCATCCGCGCCGCGCTTCACGAGGAGGCGCTGTCGCTCACCGGCTATCGCCTGGTGAGCATTCGCCACGAGACGAGTGATGTGACGCGAGCCGCCGACGGCGAGACCTATCAGGGCATCGCCCGCTTCCGCGCCGTGATCGAGCCGCAACCCTAGTGCGAGAGGACGAGCAAAATGGCCGCGCAAAAAGGCAAGGACCTTCTCCTGAAGGTCGACAGCAATGGTGAAGGCAGCTTCACGACGGTGGCGGGCCTGCGCGCCCGCGCCATCGCCTTCAACGCCGAGACGGTGGACGTGACGCATCAGGAAAGCGCCGGCCAGTGGCGCGAACTGTTGGCGGGAGCTGGCGTGAAAAGCGCGCGTCTGTCGGGCTCGGGCATCTTCAAGGATGCAGCCTCCGACGAGCTGATCCGCAGCTACGTCTTCGCGGGCACCATTCGCGACTGGCAGGTGATGGTGCCGGACTTCGGCACCGTCGAAGGCCCATTCCAGATCACGTCGTTCGAATTGACGGGCCGGCACGACGGCGAGGTCGCCTTCGAGCTCGCGCTCGACTCGGCGGGCGAGCTGACGTTCACGGCAGCATAGCAAACTTAGGTGAAACGCTCCCACGCGGCTTGGCGCGAAACACCAAGTTCACCACCAATTGTCGCCCAACTAATCCCGCGTTTGCGCAGGGCATCGACTTGCGCCTGTAAGACTCCGCGCGTGCCATCGACAACCGCCGCGGTTGGTTTGAGAGCATCGAGCAGTTGTCTGTCATCCATCGCATCCCAGGTGGTCTTGAATTCACCGGGAACGACATCGAGTAGCTTAACGCAAACGCCGACACAGGCGTCGCAGATATGGACTTTAGGGCCGGCGATTAGGCGGGCAACTTCACCTGCATGCTTGCCACAGAATGAGCATTTGAGGACGCGCGCCATGTTGTGCCTCCGCAATGATTTCCAAGCCAAAATCTAGATTGGTCTGCGAAAGAGAAATGTCAAGGCGTACTTGACAGAGGGAGCTCCAATGGCCAACCGCCACCGCGGCGAGATCGACGCCGATCTCGACGGCAAGCCGTATACGCTGTGCCTGACGCTCGGCGCGTTGGCTGGCCTCGAGACCGCATTCGGCGACGAGGACATGCTGGCGCTTGCCACGCGCTTCGAGGCGGGCCGCATCTCGGCCCGCGATTGCCAGCGCATCATCGGCGCGGGATTGCGTGGCGCCGGTTTCGACGTCAGTGACCAGGCGGTTGCGGCCATGCGCGTCGAAGGCGGCGCGGCGGGCTACGTCGATATCGTGGCGCGCCTCCTGCAGGCAACATTCGGCGCCAAGCCCGGCGAAGGCGAGCAAGCGAGCGGGGAGGGCGACTCCACTGGCCCTTTCCCTGGGACGAGGTAATGGCCATCGGCTTCGGGGTTCTTGGCCTCGAGCCGCGCGCTTTCTGGAGCCTGACATTGCCTGAGCTCGACGCGGCGGTTCGTGGCCGCTTCGGCGGAGTGCACGCCGAGCGCCCGCCCTCGCGCAGAGAGCTCGATGCGCTGAGAGCGCGCTTTCCGGATACTTGAGGAGACGACGACATGGCCGAGCCCAACGCGCCCATCGAAACGTGGACCGTCGCCGTCAATGCCGATACGAGTGCGCTATCGACAGAGCTGCGCCGCGCCGCAGGCCTTGGCCGACAGTTCTCGAATGCGCTCGTCGGGGCGTTCGACGGCATCGCCATCAAGGGCCGCAACGTGAGCGACGTGCTGCGCACCCTCGCGCTCCGTCTTTCCGACATTGTGTTGAAAGCCGCGTTGCGGCCACTGGAGCAGGGCGTCGGCAATCTCGTGACGGGACTCCTGTCCGGCGGGCTCGGTTTCGCGAAGGGCGGTGTCGTTCAGCAGGGACTGCCGGTGCCGTTTGCATCCGGTGGCGTGATCCAAAGCCCGATCGCATTTCCGCTTGCCGGCGGACGCACCGGCATCGCGGGCGAGCGCGGACCGGAAGCCATCATGCCGCTGTCGCGCGGGCCGGACGGACGCCTCGGCATCGCGGCGCGCGGTGGAGCCGGCATCTCGGTGACGTTCAACGTCGCGACACCGGATGCCGAAAGCTTCCGCCGCTCCGAGACGCAGATCGCGGCCATGCTGGCGCGCGCCGTCTCGCTCGGCCAGCGCAATCTTTAAGCCGCATCGCGGAACCACAGGAGTTGCATCGTGAGCTTCCACGAGGTTCGCTTTCCGACGGCTATCTCGCGAGGTGCGCAAGGCGGGCCCGAACGGCGCACGGATGTCGTCGTGCTCGGCTCCGGATACGAGGAGCGCAACAGCCGTTGGGCCGCGTCCCGCAGGGGCTACAACGCAGGCTATGGCGTAACCTCGCTCAACGCACTCCACGAGGTGATCGCCTTTTTCGAGGAACGGCGGGGGCGGTTTCACGGCTTCCGCTGGCGCGATCATGTGGATTGGAAATCCTGCGCACCGGGAGCCGCGACGAGCGCGCTCGATCAGGAGATCGGGACGGGCAACGGAGCGAACCGCACCTTTCAGCTCAGGAAGACGTACGGTTCGGCGCACGCGCCGTTCACGCGCGAGATCAGGAAGCCGGTCGCTGGAACCGTGAAGGTCGCCGTCAACGGTGTCTCGAAGGTTGAGAGCACGCATTTCACCGTCGACGCGACAACCGGCGTGGTCCTGTTCGAGGACGGCGAGGCGCCAGCCGGCGGTGCCACGGTGTCGGCCGGCTTCGAGTTCGACGTGCCGGTGCGTTTCGACACCGACAAGCTCGACATCAATCTCTCGGGCTTCGCGAGCGGGGCCATCCCGAACATTCCGATCATCGAGATCCGGCTATGAAGCAGCTCTCCGAAGGGCTCGCGGAACACGTCGCCTCCGGCGCGACGACGCTCTGCTGGTGCTGGCGCCTGACACGCCGTGATGGCGTGCGCCACGGCTTCACCGATCACGACCACGATATCGTGTTTGCCGACACAGTGTTTGAGGCCGCCGCCGGTATGGAGGCGAGCGAGATCCGCGACTCCGTGGGGCTTAGCGTCGACAACTTGGAAGTGACAAGCGCCGTGACGTCGGAGCGCCTGGCCGAAGCCGACCTCGCAGCCGGCCTTTACGACAATGCCGGGATCGAGATCTTTCGCGTCAATTGGGCAGCACCCGAGCAGCGCGTTCTGATGCGCAGCGGCAACCTGGGCGAGGTGAAGCGGGCTGGGCGCGCCTTCGCCGCGGAGGTGCGCGGCTTGGCGCACACGCTGCAGGAAACACGCGGGCGCTTGTTTCAATACACATGCGATGCCGATTTTGGCGACGCGCGCTGTGCGGTGAACCGCGACGACGCCGCGTTCAAGGGCACGGGCGCGTTGATCGCCGTCGCGAGCCCGCGTCGCTTCACCGTAAGCGGATTGGAAGCGTTCGCGAACGGCTGGTTCACGCACGGGCTGTTGACCTTCACGTCCGGCGCCGCGAGCGGCCAGGCGCTCGAGGTGAAGCAGCATGCTGGGGCCGGAAGCAGCGCCACCATCGAGTTGTGGAGCCGGGCGCGCTTGCCGTTGGAGCCAGGGCAGACGTTTACCGTCACGGCAGGCTGCGACAAGCGCATCGCGACGTGCAAGGCGAAGTTTTCGAACGTCGCCAACTTCCGCGGCTTTCCGCACATGCCGGGTAACGATTTTCTCACGGTGGTGAGCCGCCCCGGCTCCAAAACACGCTGAGGCGTACCGCGATGATCGGAAAACCACCAACGCGCGACGCAGTCATTGCAGCCGCGCGCGGCTGGATCGGCACGCCGTATCATCATCAGGCGAGCGTCAAAGGCATCGGCGCCGATTGCCTGGGCCTGATCCGCGGCGTCTGGCGCGACCTCTACGGCGCGGAAGCGGAGAGGCCGCCTGCCTATTCACGCGACTGGGGCGAGGTCAGCGGCATCGAAACGCTCGTCGCCGCCGCCACGCGCCACCTGATCGCACGCGATAAGGCGAACCCAGCTCCTGGCGACGTGCTGATCTTCCGCATGCGCGACGGCGCCATTGCCAAGCACGCGGCGATCCTGGCGACGCCGACGACCATGATTCACGCGTCCGAGCACCACCGCGCCGCTGAGATCGCATTCGGCATCTGGTGGCGCCGCCGCCTCGCGGCTGTCTTTTCGTTTCCTGGGATCGAACGCTGATGGCCACGCTCGCTCTCGCCGCCGCCGGTGCCGCCGCGGGCGGCGCGCTGCTGCCGTCCGGCGTCTCGATGCTCGGCCTGACGTTGTCCGGCGCTGCGATCGGCGGGCAGATCGGCGCCTTCGCTGGCAATTATATCGACAACGCGCTGTTTGGCGCGTCTGGGCAGCGCCGAACGTCGGAGGGTCCGCGCCTCAACGACCTGCGCATCACGTCCTCGACCGAGGGTGCGCCGATCCCGCGCCTTTACGGACGCACGCGCGTTGGCGGACAGGTGATCTGGGCCGCCGATATCCGCGAGCGCGTCGTGACGCGCCGCTCGGGCGGTGGCAGCGCCAAGGGCGGCACGGCGAGCACCCCCGCGACCGAGACGACGGAATATCGCTATTATGCGAGCTTCGCCGTCGCGCTTTCCGAGGGTGTCATCAGCGGCATCGGCCGCGTATGGGCGGACGGCGCCGAGATCGACCTCTCGCGCCTGACGCATCGCCTGTCTCACGGCACCGAAGACCAGCTCCCCGACAGCGCCATTGTCGCCGTGGAAGGCGCGGGCGCCGCCCCGGCCTATCGCGGCATCGCATACATCGTCTTTGAGGACATGCCGCTCGCGCCCTATGGCAACCGCATCCCGCAGCTCTCGTTCGAGGTGCACCGCGCGGTCGAGGCCTTTGGAGAAGAGATCAAAGGCGTCGTCATGATCCCGGGATCGGGCGAGTTCGTCTATGCAACGACCCCCGTGAGCAATCAGCGCCGCATCGGAGTGAGCGAGTCCGAGAACGTGCACACGCTGCAAGGCGGCACGGATTGGGCGGTCTCGCTCGATCAACTGCAGGCGACGTTGCCGAACGCGACGTCGGTCTCGCTCGTTGTGAGCTGGTTCGGCACCGATCTGCGCGCTGGCCATTGCGAGCTGAAGCCGGGTGTGGAGCTTGCAACGAAAACCACATCGCCGCAGACGTGGAGCGTCGCCGGCGTCGACCGTGCCGGCGCCTACCTCGTGAGCACGAAGGATGGACGCCCGGCCTACGGCGGCACGCCGTCCGACGCCTCGGTGGTGCAGGCGATCCAGGACCTGAAGGAGCGCGGCCTGAGCGTCGTGCTGACGCCGTTCATTCTGATGGATGTAGCGGCTGACAACGAACTACCGGATCCCTACGGCGGAGAAGCGCAGCCGCCCTATCCCTGGCGCGGACGCATCACCTGCCACCCCGCGCCCGGCGAACCCGAAAGCCCGGACAAGACAAGCACAGCCGCGAGCCAGATCGCGGAGTTCGTCGGCACGGCAGCCGCGGACGACTTTGCGCTGTCAGGCACGAACGTCGTCTACACGGGGCCGAGCGAATGGTCGTTCCGGCGGATGGTGCTGCACAACGCGTGGCTCGCAAAGGCTGCTGGCGGCGTCAATGCGTTCGTCATCGGCACCGAGCTGCGCGGCCTCACATGGGTGCGCAGTGGCGCATCCGATTATCCGTTCGTTGACGCGCTCGTGGCGCTTGCCGAGGACGTCAAAGACATCCTCGGCCCCGACGCCCTGGTGACATACGCGGCCGACTGGTCGGAGTACTTCGGCCACCAGCCCGCGGACGGATCGGGCGATGTCCACTTCCATCTCGATCCGCTCTGGTCGTCGGACGCGATCGACGCCGTCGGCATCGATCTCTATTGGCCGCTTTCCGATTGGCGAGACGGCGCGGCACATCTCGACTATCTCGCCGGTACGCGCGCGATCTACGACGAGGTCTATCTGCGCGCCAACGTGCAGGGCGGAGAGGGCTACGATTGGTACTACGCGAGCAACGCCAACCGCGAGGCGCAGGAGCGCACGCTGATCACGGACGGCCACGGCGCGCCGTGGGTGTTCCGCTACAAGGACATCAAGTCGTGGTGGCTGAACGAGCACGTCGACCGCCCGGGCGGTGTGCCGGGTGACACGCCGACCGCATGGGTGCCGCAATCGAAGCCGTTCTGGTTCATGGAGATCGGCTGCCCCGCCGTCGACAAGGGCGCCAATCAGCCAAACGTTTTCGTCGACCCGAAAGAGCGTCGAGTCCGCGCTGCCCTATTTCTCGCGCGGCATCCGCGACGACCTCATGCAGCGCCGCTATCTGAAAGCGCTGATCGACGCGTTCGATCCCGCGAGCGAGAGCTACGTCGCTGAAGCCAATCCCGTGTCGTCGCTCACGGGCGCCCGCATGGTCGATCTCTCCCGCGTCCACGTCTACTGCTGGGACGCGCGCCCCTATCCGGCATTCCCCTACAACACAGAGGTGTGGAGTGATGGCGAGAACTGGCGCCTCGGCCACTGGTTGAACGGACGCTTTTCAGCCGCGCCGTTAGCCTCGTTGGTTGAGGCCATTCTGGCGGATTACGGGATCGTCGGTCACGACACCGCGCACCTCGCGGGCCTCGTCAACGGCTACGTGATCGACCGCCTGATGTCACCGCGCGACGCGTTGGGGCCGCTCGAGCTCGCGTACTTTTTCGACAGCGTCGAGAGCGAGGGCCAGATCGCGTTTCGCCATCGCGGCATCGATCCTCCGGTGCTCACACTCGCCCAGGACGATCTGGTCGAGGAGCGGGCCGGGGATGCGCTTCTGACGTTGACGCGGGCGCAGGAGACCGACCTTCCGGCCTCCGCCAAGCTGAGCCATATCGCGGCGACAGGAGACTACCGCCAGGCTGTCGCGGAGGCGCGCCGGCTGACGGTTGCGAGCGAGCGCGTCGCACGTGCGGAGCTGCCCCTCGTGCTGGACCCTGAAGCGGCAGCTCAGATCGCGGATGCGTGGCTGTTCGAAACCTGGGCGTCGCGGGAGCGCGCCGCATTCAAGCTGCCACCGAGCGCGTTGGCCGTCGAGCCGGGCGATGTCGTGACCCTTGAGAAAGACGGCACTGAGTTCCTTGTGCGCGTCACCGAGATCGGCGAGCGTGGCCTGCGCGAGATCGAAGGCTTGAGCGTCGATCCGGAGGTCTACAGCGCGGTGTCGGCTGCGCCGCGCGAGACGCCCGGCGGCGAGACCGTCTATGACGGCACGCCGCATGTTGAGTTTCTCGATCTTCCTCTGCTGCGCGGCGACGAGCCGCCGGAAGCTGGATACGTCGCCGCGTTCCAAATCCCATGGCCGGGCGCGGTGGCCGTCTACGGTTCGCCCGAGGATGCAGGATACGCACTGCGTGCCACGGCTACGGCTCCAGCCATCATCGGATTGACGACGGGGCCGTTGCCTTTGGGTCCGCTTGGCATCGTCGACCGCGCGTCGCGGCTGCGCGTCGAGCTTGGCGGCGGCGAGCTATCTTCAGTAACGCGCATGCAACTCTTGGCCGGCGCCAACGCCGCCGCCATCCGCAACGCGGACGGCGGCTGGGAGGTGTTGCAGTTCGAAACAGCGACGCTGGTCGGCGAAAGCACCTATGAGCTCACCGATCTCTTGCGCGGGCAGGCCGGAACGGAGCGTGAAATGCGCGCGCCGCTCGCCGCGGGCGCGCCGTTCGTGCTGCTCGGCGGCGAGGTGACACGGGTGAACATTGCGCCGGCGGAGGTCGGGCTGCCGCTGTTGTGGCGATACGGGCCCGCAGGTCGCGACATTGCCGATCGCTCCTATAGCGCGGCGGCGCATACGTTCGTCGGGCGCGGGCTGAAGCCGCTCTCGCCTGTGCACATACGGACGACGCGTTCGGATGAGGGCGACGTCGCGGTGAGTTGGCTGCGTCGCGCTCGGCTTGGTGGCGACAGTTGGGAGGTGGCGGAGGTGCCGCTCACCGAAGACAGCGAGCGCTACGAGATCGACATTCTCGATGGCGCAACGGTTGTTCGTACGATCACGGCGGCGGCGCCGTCCTGCGTTTACGAGGCAGCCGATCAAGTCGCCGATTTCGGCGGACCACAAAGCGCGATCTCCATCGCCGTGCATCAGATGAGCGCTGCCTACGGTCGCGGCACGCCGCGGCTCGCTGTCGTTTGAAGTCCGCCTAAAGCTGTCCCTCCCAAAAAAGGGAGAGCTGGCCGACGTCTCATTCCTTCACTGAGGTCCCTCATGGACGACGCACGCTGGCTCAAGGCGGCCTGGCGCGAGTTCGGCCAAGCCGAGCGCGCGGGCACGAGCCACAATCCGCGTATCGTCGCCTTCTATCGCGACGTCGGCCACCCGCAGGTCGTTGCGGATGAGGTGGCCTGGTGCGCGGCGTTCTGCGGTGCGTGTCTGGAGCGCTCCGGCATTCGCTCGACGCGGTCCCTGCTGGCGCGCTCGTATCTGAAATGGGGCGTCACTCTCAGCGAGCCGTGCGTGGGCTGCATCGCGGTCTTCTCGCGCGGCAGCGATCCCGGCAAAGGACACGTCGCGTTCTGGCTCGGCGAGACGGACGACGCGGTCGTCGTGCTCGGCGGCAATCAGTCGAACGCCGTGTCGGTGGCGCGGTATCCGAAGGCGCGTCTGCTCGGCCTGCGCTGGCCCCATGCGAACCAGACGGCGAACGCAGAAACGGCGTCAGGTGGAAGCGGCGCCGAGATCTTTGAACGCGCGCTCGTGCACGTGCTCGAGATGGAGGGCGGCTACACCGACGATCCGCACGATCCCGGCGGCCCGACCAATCGCGGCATCACGCTCGGCGTCTTCGCCGCTTGGCGCAAGGTCGCGGTGACGGAGAGCAATCGCCTGAGACTGATCCGTGCGCTCAAGGCCATCGACGATGAGACCGTGCGCGAGATCTACCGCACCCGCTACTGGGAGCGCGCGCATTGCGCAGAGCTCGCGCCGCCGCTGGCGCTGATGCACTTCGACGCCGCCGTCAACCACGGCTTCGGCACGGCGATCCGTTTCCTGCAGGATGCGGTAGGCGCCGGCGTCGATGGAGAGATCGGCCCCGAGACGCGCGCCAAGCTCGCGGCGGCGGCACTCTCCGACACCCTCGACACCTACGCCGCCATCCGCAGGCGGCGCTACCGCGCGCTTCCCCACTTCTGGCGCTTCGGCCGCGGCTGGCTCGCCCGCGTCGACAAGATCCTCGCGCGGGCAAAGTTGCTCGCGGCCGAGATGACGTCCTCCCCCTCTCAACCTGAAGGAGCACACGACATGACGACGACCGATCCCAACGCCGGCAAATGGTGGGGCCACTCGATCACCATATGGGGCACCCTCGTGACCATCCTATCGACCGTGGTCCCCGCCTTGGCGCCCGTGACGGGCGTCGACGTGAGTGGCGACCTCGTCCAGGACGCGGGCGAGCAGGTGGTCGACGCGGTACAGACGGTCGGCGCCCTGATCGGCACGCTGATGACCATTTACGGCCGCATGCGCGCCACGACGCCCCTTCAGAAGGCCTTGTTCAAGCCGAAAGGCTGA